TTTGCTGCTGATCTGGGCCCTGTGGTGCTGGCACCTGGTCGGGTGGTATCCCTTGAGCCTGTGCTTGCATCTGGATTTGCTGGGTCTGCTGGTCCATGGCTTGCTGCACTTCGCCCTGAATCTGCTGCTGAATCATGGCGACCAGTTGCTTGCCCTGCGAGCCGAAAGCGTGGGTGATCGCCTCGTCGAATGGGGTTTGACGCTCTAGCATCTCCTGGAATCGCCGGCCCCTGGTGGTCTTCTGATTGATGGCGACGAACCGATAACCCTTCTCGTCATCCTTGACTCGGATCCACTTCTCCTCGGTCCAGACCTGGCGAATCAGCCACCAATAGCGGGTATACGCTCCGAGCCTCCATTCGCGGATATTGTCGCGAATCGGCTTGAGTTCGAGAGATGCCGCCTCCTGCTGTGCGATGAATAGCCGGCCGCTCATCTTGCTCTCGGATTTCATGCCGCTGCGCTGTGGGCCAAAGCGGTCGATTTCATCCATGGCGCCTTGCATCATTTGCACCTGGGCCGGCACTAGGTCGTGATTCTGCAGGATTTCGATTGTTTTCTTCTGCAGGCGCCCAGGAAGCACCACGGCAACACCGTCTGGCTTGTTGACCTCGGTCTGGAATTCGTCAACGCTCTTGACTGACCCGGCCTCCATGATGGCTCGGCTCGTGTGCATCTGATGGATGGCCTTTGAGCGCCTGTGGTTGATTTCGTCCTGTGGCCCTCGGAGATTGCGCACGATGCCATAACGCTCGTTGCGGTCCAGGGTGCCACGTGAAACATAGGCGCTAACCATGTGCATCGGGCACCAGGTTTGACCGATTTCCTCGGCATCACGCGGTGGCTGTCTAAATTGGACTATTTTCGGCTCGATCAACCACCCACCGGCGCTCCACGTGCCCTCCCACCACTCAAAGCGCTGCGTCTCCTCGTCCCAATCACGCCAGAAATGCTCGATTATCTGCACCTCCTTGGTGTACCGGTTGTACCAGCGTGGGCGCTGCTGCGTACTCTCGGATTCAGTGACCGGCATCATAGAGGTGGCTTCGATAGCGTGCTGTGCGTCAGGGAATTCCTTGAGTGCCTCTTTTAGGGCCATCCAAACGATAGTGCCGGAGTACATGCAATCGGAAAAATCCGGCTTATTGCTGTGAGGGTCGTAGAATACGCGATCCCAGGGCACGTGGTCGGCGAATATCTCGGTGGCGTCCTCGATTTCCTCTGCATCAATCGAGTAGACGATAGCACCCATGCCCTCGACATACGTGTCTTGGGTTACAGCGGCGTCCTTGGCATCAAAATTGTCCTTGTCGGTGATGTAGCGCAGGCCGTCGGTGGCAGCGTCGGCGTCTGCCCCATGGTCCTCGGTGCGTGGGTAGGCGCGGGGGTCAACACGGGCCTCGAGTTCAGCCCCAAGCACGTAGTTGACTGCTGGGGCTATGCGGTTAAATACGATCGGGGGCTGATTACGATTACGGAGACGCCGGTACTGCTCCGGGGTCCATTGGCGGCCGTCGTAATAGTCACGGTCCCCCATCGCGTGCTCTCGGTCCTCCCAAGTGGCATATTCCCACTCATCGAATTCCTCCCGTCTTGCGGTGAGGAGCTCGCCGAGATCCATCTCGTTGAACCAGTCCTTAACTTCCTTGGGGTCACTCTTGGCCCGCTCCTCCGGCTCAACGTCGCTGTCCTTGATTTCCTCGTACGGTGCCGATCGTATGCCGTAGGTCATGATGTCATCCAATCGCCGTCGGTGTCACGGTCGTCGAAGTTGTCGTAGGAGTCGCCGATATCATCTGGATCGCCTTCCCTGTCGATGATCGCCGGGTGTGCATCGGCGATGGCTCGGCACATATTCGCCATGACGTCAAAGTCATCGTCATGCTTAGCGCCTGCGAGAAACCCTACACACTGGTCGATAACAGCGTGGGCCCACGGCCTGCCTCTCGGGAAGTGGACGCGGTTTTGTCGGGCGAATGACTGGAATGGACGGCCTTTAGCGGCCTTGTCTTTGTCATCATTCAGCCATTCCATGGGGACGAAAATCCCTGCTTCCTCCGATAGGCGGGTAAGAAGGGGCTCTATTGATCGCCTGATCACGCCCTTTGTACCAAACGCTGCGAATGGCTCGTGCTTTTTGACTAGCGGTAAAAGCTCATTAATCCATACGTCTGAGGTGGTTTGACCCGTCCACCATTCCACAACGTAAATATCGCCACGGTGATCAATGCCAAACACGCCGTGGGATGTGTAGTCGGGGTCAGGGCCCTCGTTCTCATCAGTGACTGCGTAATCGCTGGCAATGTAGTAGTGCAGGTTGGTCGGCAGAGTGTCATACATGGCGCTTTCTAGCCACGTGCGCCGCATGTACGTGCCCTCTTCTACCTGGGGCTTCTGTTGGTACTGGGCATTCCAATCGCGGGCCTTTTTCTTATTCAGTAATTTGGCTCGCTTCGCTTGCAGCCATTCCAAAGGAAATCCGGCCAAGTGTTCTGCGTTCTCGTCAACCTTGTCGTCGTCCTCGCTCTCACCAGGCCACAGGGCCTCCTCGTGATCGGTGCCCTCGTGCTGGATAGCCGCCATTGACACAACGTGCCAATCATCTGCCTTGTAGACCCATCCGCGATCATCCACCTGCACCCACTCATCCTGCGGGGGGAGTACGCGGGCCGCCAGATCGTCGGTATTCCACCTGGTGAACATAAACAACTGCGCGTTAGGACGCATGGCTCGCTGGTCCACATCACCCCAGTACCAATTCTCGACCACATCGCGCTCACGCTTCGAGTCTGCCTTGTTGCGGCCACCATGGAGGTCATCCAGGATCGCTAGATTCGCCCCACGACCGATCACAGTGCCATCTACACCGGTAAAGAATGCAACGCCGCCCTTATTGGTCAGCCACTTGCCGGCCGCTTTCTGGTCTGGCTTCAGACTAACGCCGTTGAATATATGGCCGTACTCTTCCGAACCCACGATACCGCGGACATCAGCGCCCACATCCTTAGCCAGGTCGCCTATCGCCGTGCCGTAGACTATCTGCCTTGTTGGATGCCGGCCCATGTACCACGCCGGGAATCGGCGACCAACTATCTCGGTCTTGCTATGACGTGGCGGAGCAAACAGCGCCAAACGCCACACCCGCTCGTTGCAGCAAGGACACGGCTCGCCACTCTCGAGCAATTCACACCACCGGCACATAACCTCGTGGTGGTCTCCGCTAACCCACCGGGGGTGGGTATACTCGGTAAATTTGAGCAACGAGTCATGGGCTTCACGCCGCAAACGCAGCTCGTCTGCTGCCCTGTTTTCTTGCTCCATAGCGGAGCATGACATGACGAGCGTCATAATCAGGACTGCTTGACGCAAGGCGGACCTCCGGGGTGGGTCCGCACGATTCCAATCACCTGCTTGCTGGTGAAGGTCTTTTTCGCGTGGTTGATGTAGGTGACTTGAAACGTAGCCCCTTGGATAGTAAAGCGATCCCCCACCCTGACCTCTACAGTGCGCTCCATGCGCCCAGGAGCACTGTTGCGGTGCTTGTGGCGAGCAATCGCAGCCTTGATGTGCTCCTGGGCCTGCTGGGAGATTGGAGTCGTGTCGGTCATTCGCCCACCGTGCAAATCAGGTCTTGCTCCCGCAAAACCCTGCATCTGTCGCCTTTGTGCTCAATATCGGTGCCACGGTGCTTGTAGATGAGCACGCGGTCACCGATTCGCACCTGTGGCTCGATTCGTTTCCCAATCTCAGTGAAACGACCGGGCCCGACGCCGACAACAGTGGCCTCGCGCCCGATCTCTCTTGCGATCTCGGGCTTGATGATCCCGCCATCGCTCACCTCGGCAGGTACGTCTAGTTTGACTACGACGTTATCCGCGAGCGGTTGATAGACGGGCATGGCTAGTAGCCTTTCATTGGTTTCTTGACGGTACTCGAACCGCTGGGGCTCTTTGCGGTGCTCGGGTACTTCATGCCGCCCTTGCCACGCCCCTCGGACGAGCCATAATTGGCTCCTGGGTCCTTGTTTCCGTTATCACGCTGAAAGGCTTCCTTGTGGTTGCCATTCTTGGTGTTTGGCACACCCTTGCTGTAGCCCATTCCTTTTGGCATCTGAATCTCCTGTTTAGGTTACATTGCCACCCAGAACGCGTGGCGCTCGCACCTCACCCAGCAGCCCGTCAACCAGGCCCCTTGTTTTGGTGATAAACGCGATTTCGCTGCCGTCCTCGGCCTCACCCCACGACAGCTCGGTGGTTGTAGCCACCTCAAGCAGCACGTCATCAATCACACCCTCGTCATCCTCGTGACAAAGGTACGTGACATCACCGCGGCATGTGTCGTTGGGGGATTCGTTGACCGTAATCAACACCAGGCGCTCCTCTGGCACAACAAACGGTTTGAGTGAGTCTCGCAGCTCCTCAAGCTCCTCCTCGTGCTGAATCTTCGCCGCTCCCATCATGGTTTTGACGAATTCAATTGCACGCAGGTCCTGCGCCGCCGTCAACTCAGTGAATGGAATCATGTTGCCGTGGAATATCTGGCTTTGGATTTCGTCGTTGATGTCGTCTCTCATATCCCTAGTCCCTTCGCTAAGCCGGCGCCGGCACTGGCCAGACCACCGTTGATGCCCTGGTCTGCCTGTTGTCGCTGCGCCCTGCCTTTCTCGAGCTGCTGCTTTCGTGAGCCCATGAGCTGGCCAAGCATGGTACGTGCCTTGGGGCTGAGTTTCTTCATGTCCCAGCCCACCACAGGGCCCCCGGACGCAATGATATTGGCGAAATCCTGGTTGATTTGAGCTATCGGGACAATGCCCTTGCCAGGTGCGGCTGAGCCACGAATAGCCGCGGCATCAAGCTCAACCGCCACCTCGTTAACCTGGTCCGGATCCTGTAGCCAAGCGTTAGGGTCCTGGCGCCGTTGGGGTTGCGCTCGTCTGCGTCGCTGATGCTTGCCCTGCGTGCTCCCTGGCTGTCCAACTAGCCCAAACTGCTGGGAGGCAACGACATCACCGCCAGAGCCTACCGCTAGCCCCTGTGGCTGGTACTTTGGCTGCCTACGGCCTCGGCTGTAAATGCTCATGCGGGTCTCCTGGGCTCTCGCCCTGGCAACTCGCACTTGCCGGTGGTTTCAACACGTTTCGGTGGATCATATTAACGATCTCATACTCTGCGCCGCACTTGGCGCACATCACAAGCTCTAACTCGTCCGGCATTATTATCGGGTCATCAGGCCCTATCCCGAGGCCGAAAGGAAGATTGTTGTCCTGCCAGCGGTCCAATTTTCGCGATACCGACGACAATCCTTGCCGGGACAAGCTTCTCTTGGACTGTTGTTGCTCCCTAATACCCATCATACCACGAATACCTATCTCTGAGAGTCCTGTCCGTGTCAATCCAACGTAATGGTATCTCGATAATGTCGCCAGTGCTTTTTGTCACCACCAACACGACGTAGCCAGCGCCCGAGATGCGAATCGTTACAATCGGGTCGCTCGTGATGTCTGTGCTCGCCACCGTAGGCCCGTTGACATTCTTGATCGTCATGGTCGAGATAGTCTCGCCAGTGTCGAGCCAGTTTTTCAGGTTGAAATCGTAGTCTCGGAGCTCATTCCAGCGCTTGGTGGTGGTCCATGTCTGGTTGTTGCGGTCGTACCACCACTCTCGGCGGTGAGGGGTGACAACGTGAGGAACAAGGGCGTGTGGCATCAGTTGTCGTGCCTCATTTTGCGCAAGATTTCGTTGACCACGCAGATTGTCAGGTCGCGGCCTTTCTTGCGCTCCTCCATGATTTGCTCAACCTGTAGCTTGGGGCCATCGGGCATCGCATTCATACCACTGCCGGGGATAAGCCACTGCCCGGCGTACTCATGATAGTTGTCGATTCTGCGCGCCATCACTCACCCTCGCTCGGCTTCGGAAGTGCCCTTGAGGCTATAGCTTCAAGCTGTTCGTTGGTCAACTCGTGGAAATGCTTGTGCTCAAGGGGCTCCTCTTTGTCTCCACTCATCTGCAAGCGCTCGCGATATTTCTTTGGAGCATGGCCCTTGAGTGCGAATATCAACAAGGTGTCGCTGTACTTACGAATATGACCGCACACCATACCCTTATGAAATACCGGCTCGTCAACCCCATCGATCGCACGGCGTCTCATCTCGGCCTCAAGTACAGAGATGCCTTTCGCTTCAGCCTCCTCCCAGAGCTGTGCAAACTCGGCATCCTTCTCTCGTAGCTCGTAGAACCGCTGCCGCCATTCACCGGCACAACTGGCCGAGTGCGTTACATCGCACGTCAAAGCCAGCTCGTCCAGAAACGTCTCTCGTTGCTTCTGGGTGATACGACTGCGACGTTCGCGTGTCTTTTTTTTAGTGTCCGCCAAGTCCAGGATAACGTGCCACACTGAGCCGTGCGGCGTCAAGGTTTGCGTTTCAACCTCATTTGCATAGTCAACATCGCCTGATTTATTTCGGCCTGAGCTTGCCTATGCGAGGCACGCGCAACAATCGACATATTCGGCCGATCATGCCCCGTCTCACCGCTCCCTCGCTCACAAGTCACCCCACAAAATGTTCGCTTGCCTGGCTCTGCGACGCCTCAAGTGCAAGCTTTGACTCAATGCGTCTAAATGCAATCTCTTCGCCCATTGCTGCCCCGAAATCCTCTCCGATAATCGCTGCGCGCTCGTCCCACTCTGCTTGCACCTCAGCGGGCCAGGTGGCAACTGCGGCAGCGAGGGATGGATCCTGAGCCTCAACCATCGCCGTGGCCTTTGGTTGCAGAGGATCTTGCCATCGCAATCAAGATATCACGAAACTCTATCGGAGTCGCTGCGGCCTTTGCTTTTCCTACTCGTGGTCGATTGTCGCCGGCCTTTGTGTGGTTGCCGCACCAGCTCACTAGGGCCTTCACATCGCAGACTGCGATGTGCCCCCATCGCATATCAGCGAGTTCCACGCCATGGGCATACAACCAGGTCGCTTTCTTCGCCGGGTGTCCATAGCGCCCTTGCTCAACGTAGCACGTCCAGCCGCCATGGAAATCAGCATTGACCCAGCCCCCGCCAGTCGGTGGGCGATTGAGATCGAAAGCAGCCCAAGCGTCAGAATAGGCCGGGTGTTCCAATACCCCCCCATATCTGCGTACAGCAGCCAACGCAGCAGCAAAACACCCACCATCCTCGCCGCGCTTATGACCCCACCGAGCATCCGCCAGCCCCGCCAGCCGACACCAACGGGGGCAAGGCGGGTGTGCCACCACAGGGTAAGGCCCAGGATAGGTGCGTGCGTCTCGAGACTCGTCCCAAGGATCCACACCTGGTAGCCCTTGATAGCAGCCGTTTGGTGCCACGTAGAGGGCGGAGATCTGTATGGGCTCGCTCATGCTTTACCTGTCAACCACAATCGCACTTTACTGAAACGCACCACGCTAGGGCACCCTAGCCATAGAAAAACCCTAACGCAGTGCGTCTCAAGATCGTGTGTATTGATACACAATAAAAGCAGCTCATTGCTCAAACAGATATTCTTTCCACATTTTAACAGCAAGCCCACTGATGGCCTTGTTGTAGGCGTTGCGCTGTTCCTTGCCTAGTCCCTCGTAGATGTCGTTGTGCTCCTCCATCACGTCTGAAATCATGGCTCGGATAAAATCAGGAGTGCGCCCCATGTTCAACTCCGAATTGCCATCTCGCGTAATATGCTCAGCGATCGTAGCCACTCTCCCCCTGGTTACGACCATCGGGGCAAACGCTACCGCCCTCTCGCGCACCGCCGCCCTCTCCGGGTCAGCTCTGCGCGTCTGCGTTGCGCCCGCGTCATTCTCTGCCCATTTGTTAGACTTATATTTTGCACGCACCCCAGTTGCCGCGGTGATCGCGTACCGGAGTAGCCGGCTTGATGACCACACCTTCCTGGGTGTTATCTGCATCAGCGAACCCATTGATCAGTCCGACGGTTGAGCGGTCGTCAAGCATTTCGTCCAGTTTGACGATGGTTATTTTTCCTGCATACAGTAAAGGTACAGTCAAAAACCAGACGCCAGGCAAATATCCTCAAAGCGGTCGAATGGAAGGTAATCACCGCTTGGTCCGCGGACATCAAACACGCGGAACTGTTTCTCCTTGGAGTATCGCACACCCTTTTGCACACCTGGCCCGTACCATTCCCCATAGAAAATGTGGCGGTCGTAAACATCAAGATGCCGCTCGCCCAGCGCCAGCATGTAATCAGTGAAGCCGTAGTCAGACAGGCCGTCGACCCTCGCCCCGTCCTGATAGAAAATATGGTTGCGACCGCCAAGAACAAGCCCGTGGTCATGATCCCACATAGCCCGCATGTTGGTGCCGTGAATTTTCTCGGTCACCACGCATTCGTGGTCGAGTACATCGCTTCTCCGGGAAAGGTTCTCAATCTTCCCATACTTCTTGAACTCCATCACCTTCTCCTGGTTTCTGTTTCATGTTTCCGATTCGATTCGTAACGATCGATATGCCCACCAAACACAGCCGCGTTTTCTTTTCCAGCGCATCGATATCATCAATCAGGTTTGAAATCTTACGCTTGCGTAGGTCTCCCGCCCGCATGTCGCGCAACCCACCCCGGGCCAGCTTCAACAACCGCCTACTGGTTCTGAGCTGGATTTGCAGACGCTTGCGCCATGCTTTTAGCTCCGCCACCGTCTGCACATTACGCAGAGTTGTTTCGAGCGAATTCCAGATGATGCGCCTCATTGGTCAAAACAGACTC